AGAAGATTACCGGCATTTATTTACACTTGATCATAGTGTTATATGCTCAGAGGATGCCTTCTCTGCTAACCCAGTACAATTACAAGAGAACACATTACTAGGTAGACTAGATAATCGCTTACAATCCATAGATCAAAATGAATTATGGTCTATTCTCTTAAATAATACCAAAAAGCCCGTTAAAGGTAGCATCCGTTATAACAATAAAGACGAGTGCTTCGAGGGCTTTAATGGGAAAGTATGGCGCGCGTTAATGTGGGGTGAAAAATGAACATTCCTTCTAATATGATAGAAGAAGAAGTTTTATCTATAATAAAAAAAGTAGTCGATAAGACAGCTGCTAAATATACATTTTACGGATATACAATTGATGATATAAAACAAGAATCTTACATAATATGTATTGAAGCCCTTGAAAGATATGATAGTGTACGCCCGTTAGAAAACTTCCTCAGTGTGAATCTATCTAACAGACTAAAGAATTTCGTAAGAGACAATTACTTTCTATCAAGTACCGACCCGGATCGTGTAAAGGTTATACAGCCAGCACAACTTGATTATGAAGAAAAACTTGTGGATGAACATGAGAAATACTCTGTAAACGATGAAGAGGTAGATAATAGTTATTTATTAAGTAATATTGACAGGCTCTTACCAGCTTCCATGCGTCTTGACTACCTGAAGATACTAGATAATGTATATGTCAACAAAACTAGGAAAGAAGAAGTCAACTATAAGATATTAGAAATAATGCAGGAGATCGGCTATGAAGAAGGGTAGAATCTCCAAAGAAGAAGAAGCAATCATTGAGCAGAGCATAGGAACGCTTTCGTATGAGCAGATTGCGGAGAAGCTCGACAGAGATCCTGAGAGCGTCCAGAATTTCATCAAGCGTAAGTTTAAGGTTGGTGCTACAAACGAAGAGCAGGCGGCCTTTGAGCTTGATCAGAGACCCTACTGGATAGAAGTCAAGCAGCAGTTTACAGAAGATGAGCTTAAACTCTTTAGATATCACTGGGCTAGAATCATCTCACAGTTCCGTGACGATGTTATACCAACAGAAGAGCTACAGGTCGTTGACTTAATTAAGTTAGAGCTTCTCATGAACCGATCACTCAAGCAAAACAAAGATAACATTGAGCAGATATCTGCTTTAGAGCGCCTCGTGCAAGCGGAGAGGGCGCGCGATTCAGATCAGCAGGATGTAGACATGGTGTTCAATATGGAGCGTCAGGTGGCCTCTCTGAAGGCTTCACAGGAATCACTCAATAAGGACTATAGGGAACTACAGACAAAAAAGAACTCTATGCTTAAAGAAATGAAAGCAACCAGAGAGCAAAGAGTCAAAAGACTAGAGGATAGCAGGCAAAGTCTTACTGGCTGGATTGCTTACTTGATGAGCAACCCAGATATTACTCGGCAGTATGGTATCGAGATGGAAAAGATGAGACTTGCTATGCGTAAAGAGAGAGATAGATTATCAGGATTCCATAAATACACAGATGGTCAAGTGGATCAGCCATTCTTAAACTCGGATACAATCAAGGACTAAAATGAAGACAGCTATAATTTACGGCGTTACAGGACAGGACGGAAGTCATTTAGCGGACCTACTGCTAGAGAAAGAGTATAAGGTCTATGGTGTCTCAAGAAGGGTTAGTACAGACAACACGATACGTATAAAACATCTTGAAAATAACAATAGATTTAAATTGCTTGAAGGTGATATTACGGATCAATCTAGCGTTTTAAATACTTTAAATTACCACGGACATGTAGATGAAGTCTATAACCTTGCCGCGCAGTCCCATGTTGCCGTTTCATTCAAGCAACCGGGATTAACTTGGGATATAACAGGTAAAGGGTGTCTAAATATTTTACAAGGTCTTATAGATCTAAAGATGATAAATACAAGATTTTATCAAGCAAGTAGTAGTGAGATGTTTGGTAGCAACTATGACATAGAGATTGGTATGACATCTGAAAGCAAATACCAGAACGAAGACACTAAATTCCTACCTCAAAGCCCATATGCTATTGCTAAATGTGCCGCTCACTACATGACTAGATTATATAGAGAGGGTTATGGTCTACATGCAAGTGCCGGTATTCTATTTAATCATGAGGGACCGCGAAGAGGAGAAAAATTCGTAACAAGAAAGATTACTAAATGGATTGGGGAATTTGTAAAAAGCGGTAAAAGAGCAGACTTTCCTAAATTACGCTTAGGTAATCTAGACGCATTTAGAGACTGGGGATACGCTGGAGACTATTGTGAAGCGATGTGGATGATGCTACAGCAAGACTGTCCCGACGATTATGTGATCTGCACAGGACAGACACATACAATTAGAGAATTTTTAGATGTTGCATTTAAAGAGATTGGTATTAATAATTGGTCTGACTATGTAGTTCAAGATCCAGAGTTTTACAGGCCAGCAGAAGTTGACTACTTACGAGGAGATTGCAGCAAAGCTAATAAAAAACTAGGATGGACACCAAAACATTCATTCAAGGATTTGGTTAAAATGATGGTACTACATGATACAAAATGAAAATATATAAAGTACACATGATGTTAACATTGGTTATGCCAAGACTAAAGGAATATACGCTAGAAGACTACAATAGCAATAATCCTATCGTATTTGTTGAGGCGGAAGACCCAGACGATGCTTGTTATATAGCGTCTCACAAACTCGTGTCTAAAATACTAAAAAAAGACCACTCCATTGAAACATTAAATTTTGCCAAAGAAATAATGCGGGACGTTAGGATTATAAAGATAGAAGTACCATCATGAAAAGAGATTTTGACGATCCGATATATAAAAAGTGGAGAGTGGACGTATATAAGCGAGATAAGTTTACGTGTCAGATGCCGGGGTGTAAGCGTAACAAAAATTTAAACGCTCACCATATACAAAAATGGGCTAGCGCATCCATGTTGAGGTATGATGTTGATAATGGCATAACATTATGCAGATCGTGTCACGGGAGGGTTACGGGACATGAGCAGCATTATCAAAGATTATTTCAAGATATAGTGAGAAAAAATAATGGATAAATATAAAACCGCGCCTAGCTATACAGTAGTAAGAGATACTAGAGAGCAGCAGGGATATTTCTTTAAGAAATTCAATACGTGTAACGGAACAATACAAAGAAAACTAGACACTGGCGACTATTCTATACTTGGAATGGAAGATAAAGTCTGTATAGAAAGGAAGGCAAGTGTATCGGAGATTGCCCTTAATTTAGGAAAAGGTAAATACGCATTTTACAATGAAGTAGAAAGAATGAGAGACTATGAACATAAATTCATAGTTTGTGAATTTTCTATGGAAGACGTTATGAAGTTCCCGGAAGGTGCTAATATACCAAAAGAGTTGAAGGGGAAAGTAAAGATAACTGGCAAATATATCCTACGATGTCTAATGGAGTTCGCCGTATTCAACGGTGTCCATGTAATATTCGCTGGTTCGGAGCGTGGCGCATTTGATTTAATTAGTAGTTTGTTAAAAAGAATCAATGAAAAATATACTATAGGGCGGAAATCATGACCATTAACAGAGATGTTATATCTGAGATTCATTCATATGGAATTGATGTAAAGAATAGGGAGATATACATAAATGAATTTGACGACTCAGGAGAAAGCGCTGGTGTAGAACACCGAATGTTGCAAAACTTTTATAAAAATATAAACTTTCTAAAAAATATAAGCAAAGAACCTATAACGATCTATCTACAAACAGTAGGTGGCTGTTGGTATGCTGGTATGGGTATTTATGACGCCATCAATAACTGTAAATGTAAAACAACGATGATAGGATACTCACAGCTATGCTCTATGGGTTCTATCATAATCCAGTCGGCAAATAAGAGACTGCTAACCCCTAATTCCGTATTCATGTGCCATTACGGTTCTAGCGACTTAACGGGAGACTATCTTAGCGCGCAAAACTATTCAATAGTAGATAAGAAAAACGCAGAAACTATGGTTTCTATATACGCAGAGAAGTGTCATAAACACGGCAATTATTTTAAAGAAAGAGAATACAACTTATCTAAAACAAAATCATTCATAAAAAGGAAGATGAAAGACGGAGACTGGTATATGAGCGCCGAAGAAGCAGTATACTATGGATTCGTAGACGGGATATATAAATGAATAGAAAATTAAAACAAATAGATGAAGCGTGGTTAAAGTTAGATGTAGACGATAAAGATCTATTTAACCCAATGTCAATTTTAAATAGTGCCGAAGATGACTATCACTTAAAGCTATCTTGGTTGATGACCAGACCGGAATATTTTTCCTTTCTATGTAAGCATATATTTAATATACAAATATTGCCATCACAGGCTCTTATTCTGCATGAACTATGGAACAGAAAGTTTCCAATGCTTATAGCTAGTCGTGGTTTCGGTAAGTCTTTCATACTATCTTTGTATTCTATGTTAAGGGCGCTTCTGCTTCCAAATAGAAAAGTAGTCGTTGTAGGCGCTGCGTTTAGGCAGTCTAAAGTCCTCTTTGAATATATGGAGACAATATGGAACAATTCGCCCATATTAAGAGATATATGTGATGCGAATAGTGGACCCCGCAGGGACGTAGACCGCTGCGTTATGCGTATCAACGATTCTCGCGTCACCTGTCTTCCTCTCGGTGACGGACAGAAAATTAGAGGTCAACGCGCTAATGATATTATCAGTGACGAATTTGCCAGTATCCCTCGCGATATTTTTGAAACTGTTGTTGCTGGTTTTGCGGCTGTGTCGTCTGACCCTATTGAAAATGTTAAACGGTTAGCGTCAGAGAAAAAAGCACAAGAGTTAGGCGTAAAACTAAATAGAGGTGATGATCAAAAATTAGAGAACAAAGACAACCAAATTATATTAAGTGGTACGGCGTATTATGACTTTAATCATTTTGCTACATATTGGAAGAGATGGAAGTCTATAATTAAAAGTCAGGGAGAGCCAGCAAAACTGAGAGATATTTTTGGCGGCGAAGACGCTCCAGAAAACTTTGACTGGACGGAATATTCTATTATGAGGATTCCATATGAACTTTTACCAGAGGGCTTTATGGACGCCGCACAGGTTGCTAGATCGAAAGCGACTGTTCATGCTGGTATCTATCAGATGGAGTTTGGAGCAGTGTTCACGCGCGACTCAGAGGGGTTTTTCAAGAGATCTCTTATAGAATCTTGCGTAGCAAACGATAAAGAGCCAATAAAAAATTCTAAAGGTGAAGATATAATTTTTGAAGCTAAGTTAATGGGCGACCCTAATAAAAAATATATTTTTGGTGTTGACCCGGCTTCTGAGGTTGATAATTTTAGCATAATTGTATTAGAAGTAAATGAAGACCACAGAAGGATTGCTCACTGTTGGACAACAAATAGATCAGAACATAAAGAAAAAGTCAAAAGAGGTTATTCAACAGAAACAGATTTTTATGCATACTGTGCTAGAAAAATTAGAGATTTAATGAAATTGTTCCCCTGTATACATATAGCTATGGATGCTCAAGGTGGTGGCATTGCTGTTATGGAATCTTTACACGATAAAGATAAACTACAGCCCGGAGAAATTGAAATATGGCCTGTAATAGATGAGGATAAACCTAAAGACACAGACGATCAGCGCGGTCTACATATTCTAGAAATGTGCCAATTTGCTAAATACGATTGGCTCGCAGAGGCGAATCACGGACTAAGGAAAGACTTAGAGGACAAGGTTATTCTATTCCCTATGTTCGACTCTGTTACTTTGGGTATGTCTAATGTAGAAGATGGAATGAAGGGTAGAATGTATGACACATTGGAAGAGTGTGTTATGGATATAGAAGAACTCAAAGATGAATTATCTATGATTCAGATGACCCAAACTGCAAATGGTAGAGATAGATGGGACACTCCAGAAGTTGTTGTTGCGGCTGGAAAGAAGAGCAAAATGAGAAAGGATAGGTATTCGTCTCTTATTATGGCGAATATGGCAGCAAGAACGCTTGCAAGGATGCTTACGCCAGAAGAATACACTTTCTTTGGCGGGTTTGCGTCAACAATGCCAAAAGACTCTAAAGAAAAAAATAATGAAAAAATGTTTACAGGGCCAAATTGGTTCACTGAAAATATGAAGGATATTTATTAATCTGTGTATAATATGATACCAATCTAATTGAATCCAATTACATATAAGGGTCTAAAATGCACAAAGATAAATCTCTCATTACTTGGAACGATTCTGACGCTTCAAGTAGAGCTACTGCCTTCCAACAATTCTCAGAGGCTGGCGAAAGCTATGCCGGTGTCTCGAAGGCGAATCACTACAGAGATTTCAAGGACATCGAACCAAACAGAAGTGTTCGTCCCGGCTTCAGAACATCTGACTACTATGCTTTTCGCCCGGAAGAGCGTGTTCCGCATAGACAAAAGCGCGCGATTAAGATGTGCATGGATGCGTATGAAAAAGTTGGTATAATCAGAAACGTTATTGACTTAATGGGCGATTTCGGTTGTCAGGGTATTAACATTGTTCACGAGAATAAGAGCGTGGAAAAATTCTACCGACAGTGGTTTAAAAAGGTTAACGGAAAGGAGAGGTCTGAGAGATTTCTCAACCTGTTGTACAGAGCTGGTCAAGTTCCTGTGTATCGCAGTTATGCTAACATAACTCCAGAGGTAACTAAATATATTAAGTCTATGGCACAAGATATCGTCGTAGAAGTTCCTCAATTTGAGAAGAATCAAATTCCTTGGAGGTATAATTTCTTTAATCCAATCTCTCTTGAGATAAAAGATAGTAATATTAACTTATTTTTAGGCACTAGAAAGTTTGAGCTATCTCCTACAAGTTTCTTGGATAACTTCAAAGATGGCGCTATTCCGGCACACCTTCTAGACACTCTTCCTCCAGAGGTTAAGAAAAGAATTAAAGATGGTGACAAGAAAATAGAACTTGATCCAGAAAGATTGTCCATGTTCTACTACAAAAAGGATGATTGGTCTAACTGGGCAAACCCTTTAATTTATGCTATTCTTGACGATGTAATCATGCTTGAGAAAATGAGACTTGCCGACCTATCTGCTCTAGACGGCGCTATTTCTAATATTAGATTGTGGACTCTTGGTAATTTAGACCATAAAATTCTACCAAATAAAGCAGCGATTAATAAACTTAGAGATATATTGTCTAGCAATGTTGGTGGCGGCACTATGGAGTTAGTTTGGGGTCCAGAACTATCTTATACTGAATCAAATAGTCAGGTTTATAAATTTTTAGGTTCTGAAAAATATAACTCTGTCCTTAGTAGTATATATGCAGGTCTTGGAGTTCCTCCGACCCTAACAGGGCAATCTGGAAATGGTGGGGGTTTTACAAATAACTTCATCTCATTAAAAACACTTGTAGAAAGATTACAGTACGGTAGAGACCAGTTAACCGCCTTCTGGGAGAAAGAGTGTGAGATTGTCAGGAAGGCAATGGGTTTTAGGAAGTCGCCTTATATCATGTACGATCAGATGAGCCTATCTGACGAGGCATCTGAAAAGAATCTACTAATCCAGTTGGCAGACAGAGATATAATTTCCCATGAAACAATCCTTGAGAGATTTAAAGAGGTTCCTTCTGTTGAAAAAATGAGACTAAAGAGAGAAGATAAAGATAGAAGCAAAGAGAATATACCGGAGAAGGCAAGTCCTTTCCATAACCCAAACAAGCAGTTTGAGATGGAAAAAATGGAAAAGCAGGGGGAGATCAATGAAAAGGTTGCTCAAAATAAAGAAAAACAAAAGCCCGTCAATCCTAATGGTAGACCTGTAAACAAAATAGACCAAGGACCGAGAAAACAGAGGACTGAGACTCCTAAATCTAAACCCGGAGTAGCAGAGCTAATCACTTGGGCGAATGAGTCATTTGATAAAATTTCTGATGCTACCACTAGCGCTTATCTGGCAGTTGCCGAAAAAAAGAACATGAGAGGTTTAAGCAAGGTTCAGTGCGCAGAACTAGAAGAACTTAAACTTCACGTCTTATCTAATATCGAGCCAATGTCTGAAGTTACTAACGAGAAAATAAGAGACATTGTTGGTTCGACCAAAAAGATGCCTAAATCATTCTCAAAAATGCTAAAAGACTCTAATATTGACCTTATGAATTTAACTACTGAAAATTTCAGAAGACATGCTATTTCCTGCTACATAGAGTGTGTTTTGGGTTGTTAATTCGGTTTTTTATAAAAAAAATATTTTTTTGTGTATATTTAATGTAGAGGTGATACATGAGCATAAAAATATATCAAAACGAGATAAATGACGGCATTGGCGAACTCATTAAGAGTACCGCTAGTGTTGCGTATTGCTCCGAAGCAACGGTTCAGAAGGATATTCCTGAAGAAGTAGTCCTGAAGGCAATCGCTGAAAATAAAGACCAAATAGACCTATATTACTTAGAGTCTGTTTTAGTTTCTTGTGGATGGAATAAGAACGATGACGTATTTATGCCAGAGTCAACTTGGGCAGCAAGAAATACGCCAGAAGATAAACAATTTAATTTCATGCACGATGAAAATGACATTATTGGGCATATTACCGGTAGTTACGTTCTAACGAAAGATGGTAAAGCGGTATCCAACGATTCAGATATGCCTGAAGATTTTGATATCATCACTCAAGCTGTTCTTTATAATAGCTGGACTGGTGAAGAAAATCGCGAAAGGATGGAAAAAATAATCTCTGAGATAGAGGAAGGTAAATGGTACGTTTCTATGGAATGTCTATTTGCTGGATTCGACTATGCATTGTCTAATGACGATGGTGTGAAAAAGGTTTTGGCGAGAGGTGAAGAGTCTTCATTTTTAACTAAACACCTTAGAGCATACGGTGGCACTGGAGAATATCAAGGATATAAAATCGGTAGGGCATTAAAAAATATTTCATTTTCTGGAAAAGGTTTGGTTTCCAAACCTGCTAACCCAAGAAGTGTTATTTTAAAAAGTGTAGCATTTAATTTAGATGACGACTCTAATTTCGATATAGGAGAATTTAATATGTCAGATAACTTGCTAGAAAAGCAGTTGGAAGAAGTTCGCGCTGAACTTGTTACTGCTAAGTCTGAAAATGAGGCCATTAAAGCGAAAATCGAAGAAGCAAAAGATAAAGAGTTTGCTTCTAAGGTTGAGGCTTTTGAAGGTCAAATTCAAGAAAAAGATTCAAGCATTGCTGAACTCGAAGAAAGCATCAAAAGCACCCAAGCTCGCGTTGCAGAACTTGAGGACGCTTTAGCTAAATCTAACGAAGAATTAGCATCTGCTAAAGAACACGTAGAAGAAATGAAGAAAAAAGAGAAGATGGAAAAGCGTAAAGCTGCTCTCGTAGAAGCAGGTTTCGACGTGAATGATGTCGATGCTGCGCTCGCCGCTTTCGACGATCTTGCTGACGAAGCATTTGACTCTGTTGTTGCTATGTATGGTAAAAACAAAGAAAAGGCAAAAAAGGAAGCGGAAGCCGGTATGCCTCCCGCACTCAAGGAAGCGATTGAAAAGAAGAAAGAAAAAGATGCTAAAGCAGAAGAAGTAGAAGAAACTGAAGCTGAAGCAACTCCAGAACTTCTTGAAAATGTAGAAACTTCTGAAGCAACTCTTGTAGATGCAACTCCAGATGTTGACGAAGTAGAGTCAACCAGAGCAAGCATCTCAGATTGGCTTTCCAATAACGTACTCTCAACTAAGTAATTTTAATAGGAGATTAAACTATGGCTCTTAAAGCAGATAGATACGAAGAATCAACAGACATTAGCTTCTTCTATAACGCAGGCACCGCAACTCGCGGTGGAGTCGTTTTGTTGAACGCCGCTAATGCTTCTGGTGCAGCAATGGACCAAGGTGCTAACTTGGTAGAATATGCCGCAGCTACAACTGGTACTGTTCCTGTCGGAATCCTTCTTAACGACGTTGTTAATAAGGATCTTACTAGAACTCATCTCAATCAATACAAAGATGAAGTACAAAAAGGCGGTAAAGTTACTGTCTTGACTCGTGGTTGGGTTGTAACTAACAACATTGACGCTGTTAGTATTGTTCCGGGTGAAGTTGCTTACGCATCTGCAACCTCTGGAAACCTAACAAACGTTTCAACCTCAGGTCAAGCTGTCGGACGTTTCATGTCAGCTCAAGATGCTGATGGTTACGTTAAAGTTTACGTCAATCTTCCAAGCCTTGGTTAATAAATAAATAGGAGATATAATAATGTCATATACAGAAAGACCTAGCGAAGAGTTTATTTCAGTACTTCGCAAATGCGGTGACTCCGATATGGAAGTCGCGCTCGCAGCTCAAAGAGAATTTGCTAAGGCATTGGAACTTCCTCTTCGTAAGGGCGTTTTGATCGGCAACATTCTTGGTAATATTTTTGAAACCATCAATGTAGAACCGGGTGGAAGCACCGAATATCCTTTGGATCTTCTTGCTCCGGGACTTGAGGGTGAGCATGTTGCTTACACCAATCCGGGTCACGGTCGCGTTCCTGAGCGTGCGGTCGAGAGCGATTACGTCATGATTCCAACCTATTCAATCGCTAGCTCGATTGATTTC